AAAATGACTATGCCAGTAACTATTATAAGAGTTTTAGTTCCTTCACATAATGAGGAAGGATTTAGAGAAAAATTTAGAAATGCTATTAGAAGAACCGAGTGGGTTTCAAATGAAGGAAAATATGTTGAATTTATTCTGGAAAATTATAGTGAAGAAGATATCGAAAAATTAATTGGATATAATCTCTTCTGGAAAAAGGAAGAAGGGCTTAAAAATTTTTATTACTGAAAACAATGAAAAAGAAAATAATGAAATTTAATATTAAATCAGTAGTTATTTTACCTGTTGAAAAAGGTGGATATATGGTTAAGTTAAAGGGTGGAGTTGATGGGAAAGAAAGTTTATCTGTCTATGTTGGCAGCTTTAAATCCTGTGTAGATTATGCTCTTGATATTATTGTTCCACAGGAGCAAAATTTTTATGATAGGATGGAAGGAAAAAATGATTTATGATTTTAAATGCAAAAATTGTGGTTATGAAGAGCGTGATAAACGCTCTGATAAACCATTGGAAAATACTATAATCTGTCCTAAATGTGGACAGAAAACTTTTGAAAAAATTTTTAGCACAAAAAATGTGCTTATAAAATTTATTGGAGTAAAAGGAGAAAAGCAATGAGAAAGATTTTTAGTGCAATTATTACTGCACTGATTGCTTTGTTTGGGTTATTTGGTGTAAAGCTTCATTTAGTTTCCCAGATTGACCCAGCGAACATTATTGGTGCTATCCTAATTCTTTCAGTGTGGATATTCACTGAATTCAAACAGGATAAAGAGGATTTTCTGAATAATGTCAAGCAGTGGAATAAGTGGAGTGACCCAGCGTTTTGGATGGCTTTAATTACTTCTGTTATTCTTCCTGTGCTAAATGCTTTTAATGTTACCATTTCTCAAGATTTAATTTCTGTTATTGCTTCTATGTTGGCTCTTATTGTTCCATTTATGATGAAGGCTACCAGAAAAACTGTATCAAGTGAGTAATAATTATGGCAAAAGAATACTATGATAATTCTGGAATTTCTACAGCAGGAGTTCCCTATTTTATGATACCAGTATATCCTCAATATGACACAAATTATCCTGTAGAGAAAAAAGAGCTTACTATTGTTGAGGAACTTCATAAGCTTAATGAAAGGCTTGACAGAATTATAGCAATCTTGGAAGAAATTAAGATGGAGTTAAAATGAGCAAGATTAATAAGATTAAACAGGCTTTGATTATCAAAATTGAAAATGGCTGGTTGCTGCAAATCAATCAGGATAAGACTTATTATGCTGCAACTATAGAAGATGTTGCCAGACTTCTTGAGAACCTGAATATAGCCATTGATGAAGAAGAACTTGACAAAAATTGAAAAATATGATATAATATAAGTATAGTGGGAGAAGAGCTATATTTAGTGGGTGGTCATAGTGGCAAATATATTGACAGGGGCGGGGGTCAGCCACTAATTTTGAGGTATATTATGAAAAAAACCCTTATCTTTACCCTGTTATTTTCACTTATTATTTTATCTCTAAATTCGCCTGCTTCTATTACCAATGGTGTTAGCAATGCTGCAAGAGCAATTGTTACAATTACCTATGAAGTGAAACAGGTAGATACTTTTGGTGAAAATTATTCAGATGCCAATAGAACAGGTGGTGTAATTATCAGTCCAACTAAAGTTTTAACTGTTGCTCATTTATTTGATGGTGTTCCCGCTAATGGTGTAATTACAATATCTTTTTCAGATAATAAAACCAAAATTACTGATGTTAAAATTATAAAATTTGATAGAAAACTTGATTTAGTTTTATTATCTATTCCATCAATTCCAGAAGAAACACAACCAATTGAAATTGCTTCACAAGCCCCAGAATTGGGAGATGATATTTTTGTTATAGGTTTTCCAAGCATTAGTCTTCCCGTTTTACGTTTTATAAAATATGTTGAAGCTCCTAAAGGAATTTTTATTTTCCCTGCTTATTATGGTGATAGTGGTGGTGGAATTTTTAATTCAAAAGGACAGTTAATTGGAATAATGCAAAGTCTTATGATTGTAACAACTGCAGAAACAAAACAAACAACTTATTTTGGTTATGGAACAACTCTTGATAAAATTAAGGAATTTTTGAAATGAAATTAAAAACTGCTTTGATAATTTTTCTTTGTTTATCTTTAGTTTTTTCTGGCTATATTGTTTACTTACGAAATCAGATTGTGAGTTTAAAAGGAGAATTGATTGAAATTAAAAAAGCAGAAGTAGAAGCTAAAACAGAAGCTGAAAAAATTATAAAAGAAAAAGAAGAAATTCTGGAGAAATATAAAGAACAGCAAAAAGAACTTGAAGAAAAATCAAAAGAATTATCTCAACAGCAAAATGAACTTGGCGAAAAAACCGACCAATTGGAAAAACAATTTGCACAATTGACTGATAAGGATGCAATGATTGCTAATCTTCAAGAACAGGTAAAATTATGGAAAGAAAAATTTAGCTTGGCTCAAAAAGAATTGGCTAATAAAGATGAAATTATTTTTAATTTAACTCAACAGTATAATGCTCAATTGGATTTAACTAATCAGTATAAAAATAAGTATGAACTTGAGCTGGCTTCAAGATTGAGACTGGAAGCAGCTTTTAGAGACCTTTATAAGACAAATAAATCAACCAGTTTTATAGTAAAAACAAGTTTGGCTGCGTGGGCAGCTATTGCAGTTATTTGTCTTCTCACAAAATAAGGAGAATAAAATGGATTATACTGATGAAGAAAAGAAAAAAAGAGAAGAAGAGAAACAGAAATTAATGGAAGAATTTCCAACTTTAGACGATGTTAAAGCTGAACAATTAAAAGTTCAGAAAAGGATTAGAGACGCAATGCGTGGTAATTGGGAAGCTGATGAGACTGAAGTAAATACTTTGCAGGATAGGTTAGCTCTTCTACAAGAAATAGAACAAGAGTATAAGGGTAAAAAGCTAAAAAAGAAAGTTAAACAAAGTCTGCAAGAGGCAAATTTTGGGGTGGAAAGTGAGGAGACCTAAAAGTTTACCAGTTAAAAATAAAACTCCTTTGACTGCCAGAGAAAAGAAGTTTGTAAAAAAAGTATTGGAGTATGAGCAGATTGGAAAAGCTGCTCTGGCTGCTGGATATGCTAATCGTGAATATGGTTCAGCTCTTTTGAAAAGAGAGCATATTCGGCAAGCTATTTTAGAAGCAATGGATAAGGTGGGGATTAATAGCGGATATATTGCCCAGAAATTAAAAGAAGGCTTGGAGGCAACCTATCCTAAAAAATATAGTTCAAAAGGAAAGGTTGTTCAAGAAAATGAGCCAGATTATTTTACAAGAGGGCAATATTTAGATAAAGCATTAAAAGTTTCTGGGGCATATGATACAGAAACCAAAGAAGTTCATACTCAACGAGAGCTTGTTTTGGTTATTACGCCAGAATTAGCAAAAGGATTGGTTGATGCTGAAATTATAGATGCAGAAGAAATAAAAATGCTCCCAGAGCAAAAGGAGAATAAGGATGGCAAAAAAGTGGATACAAGAAGCAATACAGCATAAGGGTGCTTTGCGTAAGCAGCTTGGTGTAAAAGAAGGACAGACAATTCCTGAATCAAAATTAGAAGCAGCCGCAAAAAAGGGTGGAACACTTGGTCGCCGTGCCAGACTGGCTATGACTTTGCGAAGATTAAGAAATAGAGCTAAAAAGTCATTGAAAGAAGCTCGGATGGGCTAATGTCCATAAAAGATTTAAGCCAGATTGATTTCTGGCGAGAAAAATGCCTTACTGATTTATACTTTTTATGTAGAGTTGTTTTGCAAACTCTGGAAGACCCAACCAATGGCTTTAAGGATATGTATAAGCCAACGCATAAAATTATTACACAGTTTGTTCAGAAATATGGGACTCTTCCAGAACAGAATTTAGTTGTTCTCTGTCCAAGAGGTTGGTTGAAAAGCTATATTATTAGTGTTGGATTTATTATTCAAATTATTTTAAATGGGCTGGTCAATTCAAATAGAAAAGGAGAGACAATTCTTTTATCAAATGCTACTTTATCCAATGCTAAAATGTTCTTGAAGAAAATTAAATATAACTTTGAACATAATGAATTGTTGAGGGATTTATTTCCAGAAATTCCAAGAGACCCAGAGAAGCAGGCTGGTCGCTGGACACTGGAAGAAATAGAGCTTAAAAATACACTGGTTGAAACTGGTTCAGTAGAAGGAAATTTAGTGTCAAAGCATTATTCTCTGTTAATCAATGATGATTTGGTTAATAAAGAGAATTGTTCTACGCCAGACCAGATTAATAAAACTATTGATTGGTGGAAGTTATCTCGTTCCTTGCTTGAAAGCAGAGGAACAGAAATTATAATTGGAACTCGTTATGATAATGATGATTTATATGGTTATCTTCTAAATCAATTTTTTGGCTTTACTATAGAGACTTATAATGAACACAGGAACAAACCAATAGTTGAGACCCATAAAGATAATTATCATTATTTAAGAATTTCCTGCTGGGAAGACCCAATAAATGAAAAAGGTTCAACATTTCCTATATTATTTCCAGAAAGTAAATTAAAAAAGATAAAAGAGCAGCAAGCAGAATTTTTCTTTGGGCAGTATTTAAATGACCCAATTTCTGACTCTACTGCAATTTTTAAGAGAAGCTGGATACAGCATTGGAGACGGGGAGAATTGCCAGAAATAAGAAACACTTATTTGCTTATTGACCCATCTGGTAAAGAAACTGCTGGAAGTGATAAAACTGGTATGGTTGTTGTCGATGCTGGAGTGGATAAAAATTTATATGTGATTTATGCTAAAAGTAATAAAGAAACAGATTTAAAGGCTGTAGAGCAAATGATAAATCTTGCTTCACTTTATCAACCAGTTTATATTGGAATAGAAGAAACCAAATATGAGGTTTATAGAGATTTATGCTCCTTCTTATTACCACAATTAATTAGGCAAGGGAAACTTCCAAAGGGAAGTGAAGTTTATGCTAAATGCATACCAAATATTTTGTTTCCATTAAAACCTAAAAATAGACCAAAAGAATTGCGGGTGAAAAATTTGACGGGCTGGTTTGAAAGTGGAAAAATTCTTCTTCCTCCCATTAGTTATGAAGATTTATTAAACGAAATTCTTTTCTTTGGACGAACCAGATATGATGATATTGTAGATGCTTTAGCTTATATTCTTGATTGTGTGGTTTTTCCTAATCCAGCCGAACCTAAAAAGCAATATATAACTTCTTATGATTCTACTTCATTTGCCGAAAGTGAACGTAAGTTTTGGGAAAGCGAGGAGTGGAATAAACCCACAAATTTATTGGGTGATGATTTAGAATAAAGGATTTAACTATGATAATAATTTGTGTAAGTTTAATATTTTTAATTGGTGGTTTAGAATATTTGCATTGGAAAAGAGAAAAAGATTTACTCAATAGAATAATGGCAAAAAATTTTGCAGAATATAAACTCCTTGAACATCCAATTCAAAAAGAAGAAAAAAAGAAAGAGGAAGAAGAAGAAAAACCAAAGATTGATTTAAAGGCATTTGAAGAGGATTGGAGTGAAATAGAAGAGGAGAGATAAAATGTCTTTTTATCAGATAGAAAAAAAGATATTAAATGGAGATAAGCTCTCTGATGCTGATTTAGATTTTATTAGAAATAGAACTGAATTTTACTGGAATAATCATCCCGATGTTGCAGTTAGATTTCCTCGATGGAATAAAGTTTTAGCTTGGGTAGCTGGTTATCAGCATATTGATTATAATCTTTTTAAAAAGGAACTTGAACCAGTTAAGTTTAAGGGTAGAAGAGTTTTTATTAATAGATTAAAGCCAATCTTGCGAACAATGCTGGGTAAACTTCGTGGAATTGAGCCACAGTTTGGTGTTGTTCCAAATACCAGAGAATATGAGGATATTCAGGCAGCTACAGTTGGTGATTTGTTATTAGAAGCATTAGCAGATAAGGTTAATTTTGAGAAAATAAGAAAAGAGTTTTTTTCTTGGTTGCTTTTAACCAATCGGGCTTGTGTTAGGGTTTTTTGGGATGAAACAAAAGAAGGAATTATTGGGTATGAAACAATCATAGACGAAGAAACTAAAGAACCAAGTAAGGTTGTAGTTAAAGAAAAGGGTGATGTAAATATGGAAGTTATATCGCCCTTTAATTATCGCCACGACCCGCTTTATTCCTCTCCAGATAAATGGAGATGGTTTTTATATGGAGAGTTGGTTAGTAGAGAAGAATTAGCAGATGCTTATGATATTGATGTAAGTGAATTAAAACAGGAAAAAGCATTAGCACAAGGGATAATCAGTCCAGTAATTTTTTCAAAAGGACAGGAAGAATTAGATTTTTATCCTGCTTTAGCTTCTTCAGTTGATGAAGATACCACTATTAGATATGAGCTTTGGACACCAAATATGTATTTCATTATTGGTGGTGGAAAAATTTTGGATTATGGTGTAAATGC